TTGCCATTGCATGGCTTGCAACGAAAATGCCAATGGTGAAATGATAGCCGTGACCGAAACGCTGTTGTAAGCGGCTCGCCATGTCCAGCCTTCGACAAAACCCAAAAATGTGCCGGATGCCATGTTTAACGGCAAGTCCGTGATTCGGGTCGGCATACCCATGAAAATGTTGATCAAGGCATCCCGATCCACATCGTCTAATTCTGGATTTGTCAGCTCAAATGTAAAGTCATTGAAATTAAATTGTGGATACGATCTCAAAGACAAATAAAAGTCTGCCTGATCCTCAGCATCGGCTTGATGTTTAATCGTGGTTGTAAAAATTTGAGACAATTGGCCAAAAATGGCAATTGATTCGGGATCGGTTGCACTTGTCTCGCTGGTGCTGTTTTGGCCGTATTTGATTGTTATGTCATTTCGCACATCACCGGCACGCTGTTGGATGCTTAAACCGGGAGCAATAGCGTGGTTGGCGGTTAGATCAACATAACCATTTGTTGCAAGGTAAATCGATCGATGATCTGCCGCTGCATAGCTGATTTGGCCGGTGGCCGATTCGTAGATGTAACCCAATCCAGATGTTGCCAAAGCTGAAACCAATGAATAAACATCGGTTCGACTTGATGATCTCTGGGCCAATTCGTAGCTGCCTGGTGTATCAATTTCACCCAATCCGGTGTTTTCTGCATTTGCCCATGTGGTGGCCGGATCGTAATCTTGCCATTGTAGAGCTGCCGGTACTTCGTTCCATGAATTAACCAACAGATCGGTAAGAATTGTAAGAATCTGATCCCCATCAAAATCCTGTGTCAATACGCCATCAGTCAATGCCTTTGGCAATCTAGCCAAAGCACCTAAAGCAATGATGCGGATGCGCTGAGCATAGGCAACCGATCCCACCTCAGCTACGGAAATGCCAACCTCAACCACCGATCCACCAAAGATCGGCACATAAGTAGCTGTGGAATCTTGCAGCTCAATCGTAAGCGCATCGTTTATTTCAATTGCCACATTTGATTGATCTAGGTTGATCAGCTCGAGATTGATGTATCCGGCTTGAGCCTGTTCATAAATGTTTGTGCGACCGCTTGTAATTGTTAGGTTAGCCAAAATAGCGGTTTGGTACTGCACGCCATTAATGGTTACTCGCCAAACTGGATTAAATACTGTCATGCTAGAGACACAAGGTTTCCAGCTCCACCGGTGCCGCGATAGAAGCTATTGTTAAGAGTATTTACAATTGTTCGTGCTGTTCCTTCCGGATCAATTGCCCCATTTACAGTCAAATTTATAACATCTCCAGTTCTGGCATCAAGATAGTCAGTCATCGGATCGGCAATAAAATTTGATGCGTTTATTTTGTCCAAAACAGCATTGAGGTTTTTTGAAGCATTGTTGAAGTCTTTTGATGCAGCCGCAATTGATGGATCAATTTTGATCACACTACTTTTTGTTGTTACACCGCCACCGGTGACAGCGCCGCCACCGGTGCCACCTGTCGTAGCACGACTCCCACCGCTACCGCCTGTAGTCACAAATGGTTTGCCATCTGGCATTGTTCCAGAAAATCCTCCACCACTAGCACCGGGCAAATCAGCTGTATCGGTGTTTGATCTATTTGCCAATGCATTTGCACCTGCCAAAACACTAGCTCCTAATGCAACAGATCCCACGCCAAGCAATGGATTCAATGCAAATGCTGATGCAATACCAGCAACAATGGATGATGCCTTTAATAGGTTGTAAGCCTTAATTACACTATTGATCAAAAGAATTGTGGCCGTTACACCTGCTGCTATTTTGCTGACAACAAAAACACCTGCAATTACGGCAGTCAATACAAGCAATTCAGTTTTAAATGCTACGACTGTTTTTAAAATAGCTTTAATCTGCAGCCCAAATTTGTAAGCACCATCCGTTGCGTTTTTGCTTGCTTCATCGAGACTACCTTGACCAGTCAAAGCATTAACAAATGACTGTAAATTTGGCACAGCTGTAGTTAAAACAAAATTTGACAATTCCTCAATGATTGGTAGCAATGCCGCGCCAATTGACTCTTTGGCCTCATCGGTTGCGATCTTGATCCGCTCAAATTTCTTGGCTGCCGTTTCGGCTGCGCCTTCGGCAAATTCGCCATAAGTCGTTTCTAGTTGCCGAATAATGGCATCATTGTTTTTTGACTTTAACAGGTTGTTGTCAAGTCCAAGGCCCAATTTGCCAAGCGCGGTTGTGTTTCCGTCATAGGCTCGACCTAACGCATTTGTTACTGTTTCAAGCGGTTTTCCGCTCGCCGCTGAAAGATCAAGTGCTAAATTGAGCAACCTTTGAGCTTCATCAACATCTTTTGTGCTTTTTACTAATCGGCCAAATGCCGGGCGCAATTCATCATCGGTGATACCGATGGCAATTGATGTTTTTGTAATGTAATCCTCAACGCCTTTAACCTGTGCAGCTGTAGCAGATGTGGTTGCCTCGATTGTTTTTGTCAATAATTTTTGAGCGGCTTGATCCTCGGTTGCGGCCTTGACAGCATCAAACCCAAATTTGAGTGCAGCTGCACCAGCAACGGCAAAAGCCAAAGCTGCTTTTTTACCAAATGCGCTGGCTTGCTCTCCTAGCGTTTCTGTGGATTTGCCAGCTGTTCCAATGTTTTTTGTAAAGTCAGCAACATCGGCCAGCAAGGCCAGCTTTAAGGTTCTGGATTGTCCGGCCATGTTAAAACTCCTTTATAATGCGGTTAAAGGATTCCATCCATTTTGAAACAATGTATGGCTGTTCAGCTCTTAATGTTGGATAAATAAACCAACCGCGCGAACCGCGACCAAATCTGCCCGACCAAATTGGGAATTGTCTAAATTTGTTTGATCCAAATTCATAACCGCCCCAAAGCTGCTGGGTTGTACCGCCACCGCTAAATTTCTGAGACACAAAGCCAAATGAAATCTCACCAATCTTTGATGACTTTGAAACTCTTGCACCCGTGGCAATTCTGATTGAGGCTAAATCGCGTGTGAGTGCGGTATCAACAATTCGGCCTTGCAGATAAGTAGCCAAACCATTGCTCACGCTTTTGGCTTCCTGAGCAGCTTCCTGATCCATCGCCTTAAAAGCTGTCAAAACAGATCGCAATTCTTGGCGGTTAAATGCGATCGCTTCCTCAGCCATTTCTTTTCTCCAAAATCTCGATTGCGGTTAATAAATCCTCAGCTGTTTTAAATTCGCTGACAGGCTGGCCACTTGCAATGGCTACCTCCCAAAGAATCCGATTTATGCTTCCGGACTTATAGCTTTTGGGTTTGCATCACCAACAATGATGTCGCTGACAGTCTCACACCAAATTTCAAAAGGCTTGACAGGTTTGCCAGCGGCCTCACGCTTCATTGCATGGTATGCAAGAAACAACAGATCAGACACACCCATTTTGTCCTGAGCTTGTCCAATCGTGTTGCCAGTTTTGTTTTCCCATTTTGCCCACTCTGCTGGGTGTGCAATGTATGTTTCACCATTGCCATCCGTGTATTCGATTGTGATTGGTAGTTTCATGCTCCCGATCTCCTTATCATGTGATTGTTAGAATTGGTGTTGTTACACAAGTGAAAGCAAGTGAAACAGTTTGTGCATCTGGTGCTGTGCCGCCTGCGCTTGGCAGAATTGGCTGCACATCAAACGCAAATGATGCGCCTGAATCTGCTCCAAAAATTACGGACAGGCCAGTATTTGGTGCGTTTGTTGCAGCTGTCCAAAGTGATTCGCACAATGATGATGCTGCGCCCCAATCGGCCAGCATTTCAACAGCAAATGAGCCTTGAGTATCTGTCGTAAAATAGGCCTTGCCATCAAGTGTCTGATAGGTGTTGATTGTTGAATCAACTGTTAATGTCGCTGATGTGGCTTGAGCGTCATAACTAGCACCAGCAATGGTGAAAGTGATGTCTCTGCCCGTGATTACTGTTGTTGGCATGATTTCTCCTTAGTTGGTGTAATAGGTGCTGACTTGTAAATCGGCCGTAAGATACTTACCGGCACCGACTTCCAATGGTTGTGGTTGATTGACATTGCCCACGACATAGCCGTTTGGCATTGCGCTGATGATGCTGATCATCAATGTTTCGAGATTGTCTAAAGCTGCGGCATTGTTGGCATAACCCACGACACCAGTCACAGTTAGATTGACCTTGACTTTTGTGGTTGATCCATTGATTAAAACGCTTTCCAAATAAGGTGCATCCGGAATCAAGCAAATTGATGGGCTGGTCATTGTTTCTGGGATGCCGTTGTACACATTGGCTGCAATGCCTGAAAGTGCTGTTTTCAATGGTGTGCGGATTGCGGATTCGATAGTCATTGGCACATCGTTTCAACATCCAAAAATGGCCCCAATAAACCGA